AAAAAGGTCTTGGAGCATTATTTGTAAAAGCTACCAATAGTATTCCTTTTATTACAACTGGATTAATACCTTTTGGTAGGTTTATGGCAAATGCTGTTGAATACCAATTTAGACATAGCCCACTTGGTTTTACATCTTTACTAAAGCCAAAAGAAATATCTGCTATCGCAAAAGGAGATACAGAAAAATTAAGCCAAGCAATATTAGGATCTGCAATATTAATGGGTGCGATAGAAGCAAAACGCAGAGGTTTTGGTGGTGAGAAATGGTATGAATTAAAAACAGAAGATGGGAAAAGAATTGATGCTAGGCCATATTTTCCATTAACTCCATATTTGTTGGTTGCAGATTTAATTGTTAGAACAGAAGATGGAAGGATACCCCCAGATGCAAAAGACATTTTGCAAGGTTTAACTGGCGCACAATTCAGAGCTGGTGCTGGTCTAGCATTAGTAGATGATTTTGTTAATGATCTTTCTGGGCTAGATAGCGAAGAAAAGATAGGCAGAAAATTCACAAGATTTATTTCAGATGTGCTAGGCGGATATTTAACTCCATTTAGAATGTTTGGCGATTTTCTTAATCAACAGCAAACATTTAGAACGCCATTACCAGAAACAACAAAAATTGAAGATATTCCTGCTAATGTTTTAGAACAATTTAAAACTAGCATACCTGGTTTAAGAGAAACCATGCCAGAAGTTGAATCTCCAACTAGAGCAGCAGCACCAGGCAGGGTTAAAAAAGTAAGAATACCATTTACAGATTTTGAAGTACCAGGAGCATTAGCAAGACAATTAACTGGTATTACTGTTGGCGAAGAAAAAAATCCAGCAGAAATAGAGCTTGATAGACTTGGTTTTAAAAGAATAGATATACTTCCTTATACTGGAGATAGAATTGTTGACCAAGCAAATGCTAGATATTTAGGCCCATTAGTTGAAAAAGTTGTATCTGCATTAGTTGATTCAGAAGGTTATCAAAAACTAAATAACCCAGCTAAAGAATTAGTGATGAGAGAAGTTTTAAAAGACCTAAGATCAACCGCAAAAGATTATTCGGTACAAGAAAATCCAAAAAGATTTTTTAATGTTTATGTGAACAGATTGCCAAAAGCAACAAGAAAATTATTAGAAGATAGGCTAATTAACGAATAAACCAATGTCCCATCCAACCCATAGAATAGGTCTATCGGGTGAATATCTGACAGCTTCTATCCTCTCGCTTTTGTCAGACAATGTACTACTCACACCCAACGCTGGTTTAGCTGATTTAATATTTGAATACCAAGATACTTTCTACAGAGTACAAGTCAAAAGCAAATCCAAACAAGAAGTCCACAAAAAGAATTGGCGGTTTGATCTTCGCAGAGGATCGCATACTAAAGACAGAGAATATAAGAAAGGCTTAATAGATATCTTTGCCTTGGTTTCTTTAGAACACCGCAACATAGTCTTTATAAAACCACACACAGAAAATCAAATAACCATCATTGATGAACACATGAAGAATAATGATGCTGTTCGTAACTTGCTAGATATTTTAGAAAACATTTAGTAAACTACACAAACATACACAAAGGGACGAATATGAAAACACTCAATGATTTGTTTGTGATCTATAAAAAAGATCTTGCCAGAAGGAAATGCAAGACCATTACTAAAATAGAACAAACCTACAATAACAACATCAAAGAAACGCTTGGCGATAAAGATATAAGCACTATCATTCGCGGTGATATCGCAACATTACATTTTGATATATCAGACCGCGCACCCTACACCGCCAATAGTTGTTTAACTATGCTGAAGTCTATGTTTAACCTGGCTATCACGCTCTCCTATGTAGAAAGCAATCCAGCCACCCACATAGGCAAGAACAGAGAGAACAAGCGCAAACGCTATCTCACTAACGCAGAGCTTTTACGCATCACCGAAGTCTTAGAAGAACTCAAAGACAAACCGCAATACAAAAAGTCCGTAGCTTTTATTTGGTTATTAATCTTAACAGGCGCGCGCAAAGGGGAAATCGGCAACGCCAAGTGGTCTGACTTGCATGGTAACGCGCTCGTCATCAAAGATCACAAAACCGACAAGCTGGGCGAGGATCGCGTGATCTATCTTGCGCCCATGGCAATGGAGATTATCTCTGGGTGTGCGCGTGGGGAGGGCGAGAATATCGTAGGAATAAAAACCCCTCGGCGCGCGTGGGAGAAGATTAAACAGCTCGCTGGTTTAGAAGATGTTTGCTTGCATGATATAAGACACTCATACGCATCTTGGTCATTACAGAAAGTAAGTTTAGCTGAAGTGGGGGGATTATTGGGACACAGAGATCAGGCGACTACCCAAAGGTATGCTCACATTCACCAAGACAAGGCTATCGAAAACGCAAACCTAGTCGGCAATCATATAGAAAGCATTATCAATTCAAGAACTTTATAAGTTATCTATATCAATACAAACATTATCCTTTTGAGTTGCATGAATACCTAGTTTAAGTAGGTATTCAGCAACGCTATGAGGATCTTTGTTATGGTTTTTACAGAAACTTAAAAAGTCTTTAACCAAATTCCTATCCATATAGACAGGTTTTCTTCCATTCCTCTCTGACAGGATAGGATCGTTAAAGTCTGCTAAGTTCATATCCATACTCCTAAACCTTAGTTTCTATAGTGTATGGCCCTATGTCATTTCCATCTGCATCTCTGCCATAAACCATTTGCAACTCTAGGTCTATGTAGTGCTTTGCTTTCAGAAGATCATTAACGCGATCTTCCACCTGGTCTGTCTTTCTTCTGGTTATGTATTTAACTACATTACCAAGATTCCAAGACAGCTTGTTCGCATAAACATATTCAGTTGGAGATATCTTTAATGTCTTGTAATGGACACCCCCAATCTGTTTTTTAGAAGCTAAATTTTTAATAGCTTTATCCCAATCTTTTTCTGTAACATTATCAATGCTCATCTTTTGCTCCCTTTTTTAAAAATTAGTTATTGCAATTATAAGGGAAAAAGTGTAATTTACACAATAAATAGATACAAAAGGGAGCTTAAAAGAAATGTCTGAAAGCAATAAAGTATTTTTAAACACTTACGAGCTGGCGAAACGCTGGAACAAAAGTCCAAGAACATTAGAGAATTGGAGAGGTAAAAACCAAGGGCCTAACTATTACAAGATAGGTGGCAAGGTTTTATACGAACTTTCTGAAATAGAAACTTTAGAAAAGGATTCATACATTTCTAATGGCGCACGCACTAGCTAGTCCATCAGCAGCAGAACGCTGGTTTAAATGTTCAGGCTCTGTATTAGCTAATGCAGATATGCCATACGAAACTAGCCTAGCTGCTGCAAACGGAACTCTTATTCACCACATGACAGAGATGTTATTAAAGGATCGTCTACGCGATATGACATTGCGCGATTATTGGCTGGATAGAAAAGAAGTTATAGAAGATTTTGAAATTCAAATAGACGAAGAAATGATTAACTGCGCAGAAGTTTATGTTGACTATATATTGAAAAGAGAAGAAGAACTTGGCGCGCGGAGAGTAATTGAAGAAAAGGTTTACCTAAATGAGATATCAGATAAATGCTATGGAACTGCTGACTGTATTTTATTAGCGGAAAACAGAATTTGTGTTATTGATTTAAAGTCTGGTAAATGGGCTGTAGATCCTGTGAAAAATAAACAGTTAATGATTTATGGCTTAGGAGCATTAACCAGATACGGAGGTGGTAATCCTGATATCACTATGGAGCTGACTATCGTACAACCAAAAGTTAGCAACCCTATAAAAACATTTGAGATTTCAGCACCCAATCTTGTGCATTGGGGCTTCAACGATTTAAAGCCAGCAGTTGATGCTTGCTTTGAAGAAAACCCACAGTTTGTTGCAGGGGATCATTGTAGATTCTGTGCATTTAAACCTAACTGTGATACTTATAAACGATACGAGGAGAAGTAAATGAGTGATAAACCTATATTTTCTTACAACTTAGATGATGATGAACAGCATCACATTTATGAGAATGATCTTGATGATGTAAGCAAACCAATAGCTGATTTTATTGGTGCAAGTTTGAGATTAAAACAAACCCAAGAAGCATACATTGATAAGATTATTGATGAGAAGATTAAAGTCTTACATGAATTAGTAACCTCTAAAAGAAAGGGAGTAGAAGATGTCACTAGCTGATATTAGAAAGAAGGCAAAACTAAAACCACCTATCATGGTCTTATATGGCCCAGGCGGTATTGGTAAAACAACCTTTGCTGCAAGCATGGGTAAAGTAATTATAGTTCAATCCGAGGATGGTATTGGAAAAATCGAGTGCGATCATTTTCCTGTTGCTAAAAATTGGTCTGAATTTATGAATAATTTAAATGAATTAGTAACAGAAGATCACGATTACAAAGTGGTCTGCATTGATTCATTAGATTGGTGTGAAACTCTATTGTGGGAACATGTTTGTGAAGAAAATGGATATCAGCAAATTGACTCGCCAGCTTATGGGAAAGGTTATGTAACCGCTCTCAATGGTTGGAAACAATATGTAGAGGTATTAAATAAACTTAGAGATGAGAAAGGCATGTCTGTATTACAGATCGCTCATAACCAGATCAAAAGATATGAAGATCCATCACAAGAGCCACACGATAGACATGAAATCAAATTACATAGAAAAG